TACCATCAACGCCTGGATATAATTGTACATTCCAATTATATTTTTTTGCACTATCTAATGCATTCTGTGCCCAACAAACACTGTTAGCATATTCTGAAAGGTATATTATATATCCTTCCATACACTCACTCTTTCTACGAATCTAGGATGAGTTTTTTTACTGCCTTTGCCTGTAGAAAAATAGTCTGTCTTTTTAAGGCCCCAGTTGCACCACTTGGTATCAATAGTTTCGAATTCAATATTATAAAAAGCGTTTCTTAACATTTCTTGATCTATATACCAGTATGCACCTTTAGAAAATGCATCTTGTAACAAATTTGAAAAGGTATGTTTAAAATTTTCTCCAGCATCACCTGTGCCTAAACTAATACAACTAGCAATTAATGTACTCGGATCTTTGGGCTTCCTCATTCCGCGTGGTTTGATTGTTACTGCTTTAAATTCTTCTAAAGAAAATTCATTAAACAATATTGCATCTGCATCAATTTGCAATACAAATTGATTTTTTTGAAATAAGTCTGCTAACTTTAAAAATCTTGCACAACTAAAATAAATTATTTCTTTAATTTTATATTCGTTGTCGGTATGCAATAACTCTTTATTTGTAGTTAATTTACCGTTATCAGTTGCTAACGTAATAGAATTTATGAAATCATCTGTAATAATTTCGTAGGTATAAGAAACCCGTTTGTGATGGAATAAACCTATGGGCGGTCTATATAAAACTAAATGTACATGTACCCCAATCCAAGAAATAGTATTCACAATACTTTTAATTAACGGTATTCCGTGTTCTTGATAATATAACGAGTCGCAAGAAAAATAAATCACATGTTTTTGTGTAGATTTAGTTCCTTGCAACTTGGGGAATTTCATAGTGTTGCGTCTTCCATACCTGCGACTCGAAGTTTTACAATATTAGTTATCTGCCATTGTTTCTGATCTAATGCTTTTAAAACACCAAGCCACTTATTTCTTAGTAATGCAAATTCATTAATAATTTTTTCGTAGTCAACTACATCGGCTTCGCCGTCAACATATTTTTCAACATCTCTACTGGACAGTGCTCGTGGATAATTTTCTAAATATTTTTTAAAAAATACACTGCGTAATCGGCGTAACTCGATATTTAAATATTCAAGGATTGCTTCGATTTCTTGAAGTTGATTAAATCTATGCTCGACTATTCCTGGCATTTCTGCAGAAGTTCGTTCGATACTACCTTTAATTTTTACTTCAAGACGAGCTGTTATTAGCTCGTCTTCAAAGTATTGTATTGCATTGGGAATTTTTGAAATGTCTCTAGATACTTCTGAATACCATCCCATATTATTCCTCGTCGTCCTCGTCGATGTCGGAATCTAAGTCAAGATAATAATTAATTGCATCATCTAGATGTCCGTCAACTCCTAGCAAAGAATGAAAGGTTTCATCTGAAACTCCATAATCTGCTAAGATGTCGACAAACTTTTCGGCAGCAATAGTTACAGTTTTTTTATCGGCGTATTCTTTAAATAACATCCAAATGTCTGCAATTTGTTCTTCGTTCATTAAATTATTCCTCGGTTTGGGTTAGTTCTGCTTCTTTTTCAGCTTCGTCGATATTTACCAACGATAGCTTTTTATTGGGCATATCTTCCATAACACGATCTAATAAACTTCCAGTCCAATTTTTACGATACTCGAGCATCACTTCGCCGTCGCTTGTAATGTATTGGTATCTATTACCTATCTTTTCTAGTAACCCGTATTTTTCAAACAAATCAAACAATCCGCTATAAGGATCCATTCCTGTTTCATAAGGAATCTTAATTTGTACGCCTTCAAACGGTTTAGCATAACGAGTTTTCATAACTTTACATGCTGCTCGAATTCCGTGTACTTCGGACGTTTTGTTGCCGTCTTCGTCTTCTTTTAGTTTTAGCTTTTTAATAGCTACAACAATTGAAGATGCATAGATGAAACCAGAGCCGCCGCTGATCTTATCATCTGGATCAAACATATCTTGACTTGCGTAAGTGTGATTAGTTGCTACTAATCCAACATTGGCATTTCCAAACATGTTAACACAGTTTGTAACAAGAGCTTTAAGTGCTTTTGCTTTACGACCCATGTCGCCTTTCATGTCGCCTGCATCAAACTGATTGATTTCTGTAGGCGTCATAAGCATGCCTAGAGAATCGATCACAAACAATACTTTAGGTCTGTCAGTTGCAGATAAATCTCGATAATCTTTCATGAACGTTGAAATTGTTTTTGCAACGTCGTCGATCATTGCCATGTTAAGTTTTAACAACTTTTCTTCACTAGTATCTACACCAAGTGCTGTTAACCACGATTCATCAAGAGCATTTTCAGAATCTACAAGGATAACATAGATACCTTGCTTTTGTGCATCTTTTATAATATTGCCTGAACAAATATAGGATTTGCCTGCGCCGGATTCGCCTGCAAATACTGACACTTTTCCTAACGGAACACCTTTGTGAAAGTCTCCGCTGATAAGATAATTTAATGCATAACTGCCTGTAGAAATCCAGTCAGTAGGATCATTAAACCCGGCACTCATACCGGTTATAGATTTAGTTAAACTGTTTCTAAATTTAGATGGGTCAAATGTTTTGCTAGCCATTAAGCATCTCTTTTAATGGTTACAGCATCGCGTACAAGTGCAATTAGCTCGTCTTCTGTTGAACAAAGAACTTTTGCAGTTGACCATTCGTCTTCAGAATCTCTTCCGGTAGCCTCGACCATGAATCCGTTGTCATAAATGTTTATGTTAAATGACTCGCCTATCTTAATAAGTTTGTCGCTGAGTTTTGTAATTTTAGCCATAATTATCTCCTGTGAAAAAAGTAGTAGGGGATTTCTCCCCTACTTTTTATTGATTTTGACGAGCGCGAATCATTGCAAGAATGTCTTGTGCACCGCCCGATGCTGGTGCAGACTCTTGCTTTGCTGCTGGTGCAACGGGTTTAACAGGAACTTCGATGTCGTCGTCCTCGTCAACAATTGCTGCTACTTTCTTGCTAGTAGTTGCTACAGGATCGCCTGTTTTTGCCGATACACCTGCAGGTCTAAAATACTGACTCCAACGGTCTGCGTCATATGCTTCGCCGTCAACACTTGCTTCAAACATTTCTGTCAGCACTTTAAGTTCAATTTCAGTTGGCTTCTTGGGCAAGAAATCTGAAAGATTAAACAATCCGTGAGTGTTAATTGCTTGCATTTCTGTGTCAGTTAATGGTCTGCTTCTACGAGCCCAATTTGAAGCACCGTAATCTGCAAACCCGCCTTTGCTGCCTTTGTTAAGTCTAAAATCAACTCCGGCGGTAAAGTCAGTTGGCAACTCTTCCATGTCAGGATCCATTAGTGCTGCTTTAATAAGTTGGAAAATTTGTGGTCCGATAATGAATCTACGAATCGGATTTTCAGGAACAGTGTCCTCTTTCAAAGGATTATCAGTAACAAAACCTTGGAAGATATAACTACGCTTTTTCCAATACTTACGCCCCATATCTTCTAGTGTCGGGTCTTTAAACCAGCCACGCACTTCGTTTAGAATTGGGCACGATTCACCATACATTTCCATGCACGGAACTTGTACTTGTACTGGACGCGAATCTGTTTCGCCTTTAATTCCAGCAAAAGGAAGCTTGATCATCAAGCGTTCTGCCCAAAAGAATGTATTGTCTGGATTACCGTCTGGTAAAAAACGAAAGGTCGTTGTTTGACCTTCTTGCATATTCCAAAATGGATATATTGCATTGTCGCCGCCGCCGGTGCTGGCTCCTGACGAACGGGTTTCTTGTTCTTTAAGTTTTGCTCTAATTTCTGATAATGATGCCATAGTAAATGCCTCCTATAATAATGCCTATGTGCTTAATAAATGTTGTGCCTAGTATTGTGTAGCACATTTCTAATACTACACAATATTATTTATCTGTCAATCAAAATATTTAATTATTTTCGGTAATAAAAAAATAAGCGTAGTGTTTCCACTACGCTTAAATTCAAACACCAGCTAGGTGTTTGATCATTTCTGTTTCTGGATGAGGAGAACTTTGTATTTTTTCCATTTTATTCTTGGTTGATACAGCCTCGACTTTTTTAATAAATTCTACGGCAGGTTTAACATACTGATCGCCGTAATCTTTTTGCACCGCAGTTAAAACTGCTGTTTCGCCTTTTGGAAATTTTCCTGTTTCTCTATCAAAGTATGATAAGATAAATTCTCCCAATGGAGTTTGTGATTTTTTCGGAGACATTGATAACGGAGATGATACTGAGTCATTTGGAACTGTTGCATCATCTTTCATTGCAGCAGGTTCGTCGATGTATTGGAAATTCAATTGCTTTAATGTTTGCGAATCGCCTGCATCAATGTATGCACCTAATCTTTTTAAGTGGTATGCTGCATCTTCGTCGCCTTGTTGTGCTGCTTGTTGTAGTGCTTGACCTAGTGGCGAATTTACAGGACTAGTAGCTTTCATAGCACCATACCCTGTTAATCCTAATAGTGCAAGCATTGCTAATTTACTTTTGATGCCTTCTTCTATATCATCGCCGAATGTTCTGCGATACGAATTACTGGCCATTGAGCCTTTTGAGCCTATAACTGCTTGACCATCACCTGATAACATTAGATCGTACATCAGTTTGATTACATCCACGGGTGTTCTTTTGCTTGCTATTGCTTTTTTAAACCATGCTACTTTTTCTGGCTTCATCGGTTTGAGAGATTTGGTAGTAATTAGTTCTATTGCTCTACGCTTAACATCATCTAGATTGTTCATTTTTTGTAGTTGTTGTAGATCATCTGAGGTGAAATTTGCGTCGCCTGCTTCACTTACTTTAACACAGTTGTCTACACGCTTGCCACCTTTCATTTTGGTGCCCATACGCTTGTAGCCCTTCCAGCATACTTTGCCATCTACGCCTTTTTGCTTTTCTTCGCTTAGTGTACGCCAGCTTGGATTACCACAATCTTCGCACACGTGGTCAGAAAACTGTCCCATTGTGTCTTCAAACGCTTGTTCTAGTTCAAACTCTTCTTTGGTTTTCTTTTCTGCTTTGCTATACTTGTCTTTTAAGCGGCCTAGTTCTTCTTGACTTGCGCCTTCGCGCCCTGCTTGTGCAGCTTTTTTCATATATTCTTTACCGTGCTTTTTAACACCTGTGTAATATTGTAAACCTGATTCGTCTATTAAATCTTCTGGTCCAAGTTCTTTGGCCTTTGTTGCTTCACCTACTAATTTATAAATGTAAGGAAACACATCTTTTAATTCTTCGTTAAATTGCTTAATAGTAAGTTGATCTATCCAATTTTCTGCAACATCCTCTGGAACATCTTCGACTACCGAAACAGTAAAGTTTGTTACCGCCTCTTTATAAAAAGATTCTTTTTGTAGACGAGTTATTTCTTTTTTAACAGCCTGAATGCGTTCATTAACTGTGTCCATATAACCTGCAAGTGTTTCGGCCATCACTGTGCTTCTACCCATGTATGTTTTGAATTTTTGTAATTTTACTGCTTCTTCACTGAGGCCTGCAACATACTTGCCGAAATCGTCATATGCGTTTCCGCCTTCGCTAACGTGTCTAGCCATAGCTCTTGCACCGGCTATATGTTTGAATGGATATTTAAATCTTTCGCCTTCTGGCGACTCTATGTATATTGCTTTAATTTTT